CCTCTGTGATTTAAACGGTACAATCACGTACGTTTCACTCATTTTATATTTCAATAGCCTCTATTCTTTAAGCTATTTACCCCCCTTTCAATTTATTAAAAAGTAAGATATTTGAATTATCTTAATTTTTATGATATGATATACGAGTAAATTATACTAGTACGAAATTAGTTCGAGAAGGCCAAACCGCCCATACCACTCTGAATTCGGAGAACGTTGTAGTTCGTGGCGAACATGTGCATGTTGGTGGCATCACCAGCGGGGTGCTGGGTAACCTGGACCTGCGCGTTATCGATGCGCGAGAAGTTGCAAGTACCGGTGGGCTGATGCTCCTCGGGCTTGAGCGCGAAAGAGTACGAGTAGATACCGGGGGCGGGGTTACCGGAGTGGTGGTTGAAGGGCTGCACCTGGTTGAAGTACTTACCCTTCTGCTCCTTGAAACGGTCCTGACCGTTGAGGATGAGCTTGAAGGTGTTGAGGGGGCCAACAGTCTCCTCGGTGTATCGGGAGGTGGAGGGTCCGGTGGCGTACAGTGGGGTACCGACGGCCGACACGGGCACAAAGCAGTTGGAGAGATCGGTGGCGTCCAAGGGGTTGGACTCGAGAACAACGCCGGTGGGGATGGACACGTTGGAGAAGTTCCACAAGGTGTCCTTGTTGGTGGCAACGTTGGAGAAGCACCACACCAACTCCTTGACGGGGTGGTTGTACGAGAGGCGGACCTGCTTGACACCACCTGAGGTGACGGTGTCGGTACCGGTGTGCTGCACCTGCTCGATCAGGTATTCGTGACCCTTCTGGGCGAATCGGCGTCGCTCTTCGGTGTCCAGGTAGATGTAGTTGGCCCACACCTTGAAGGTTTGCACATCAAGGAAGGTGGAGAAATCGGACGCCAGGTCAATGTCAATGCGCACCTCGTGGTACTGGAGGGCGATCAGAGGCAAGTACAACCCGGGGTTGCGGTTGAAGAAGAAGACCAGGGGCAAGTACACGGTTTGACCGGTAGCCGCAGTGGTCATTTTACCCCAGGTAGCCTTCTTGGCCTCATCCAAGTAAAGCTCGGAGTACATGCGCCACCACTTCTGGTAGTGCTTGTCGATGCGCTGACCACCGATGGACAGTTCAACGTTGTTGATGGCACGCTCAGCGACCCAGTTGCAGTCATCGACGAGGGAAGACGTGGCAGTGTTGGACGAAGACGATTTGAGCTCGATGTACATGTCACCGACAAGGTCACCGTTACGGGCGACAGTCACGGACACGCGGCCGGAGTTGGCGGCAGTACCGTTGACGGTCTGCTCGATGTTCTCCATCGCGAAGTTAGTGTGGCGCTTGTATTTCGCCTGGAAGAAGGTAACTTCGGGGTTACCGGTAAGGTAGACGTCTTGGGCGCCGTAAGCGACGAGTTGCATGAGACCACCAGCCATTTTGAGAGTTGTTGTACTCTATACGGAGAAAATAATTTTGGTCAAATGCGCATTCCCCGACCCCGATTTTTCTCAGTGTAGATTAAATGTCGACACAGCCTGAGGAAAATGAAACTGATATTGAGATTGAGGAGGGTGAGGTTGTATCTGAGAGTGAAGATGAGGAACTTTCCATGACTGAAGAGGAGGAGGAGCAGCTTGAGGACTTTGATGAAGATGGTGGTTTGGATATCGCTGAACTCATGACCTCCCTCATGGCCACGGAGGATGGAGACACGGTCTGCTCCGCCCTCGTTAATATTGCGAACCAACTTCAGACCCAAAATAAAATTTTGATAAAAATGATGAGCAAGATGAATATTGCTTAAGGATAAAATGTATATTTAGTTAAATGAGAGAGACTCACTTCATCGATAAGGATCCCAATATCTATGAAGCACTCGCTGAGCTGAGGAAGCAGGATGTACAGTTGATGAATGAGGAACAAATTTCAAAAGTTATAGAAGAGCTTGAATTCAGGTGGTATCTATTGGACACTGATGGATACTCACCCTGTATGTCCCGAGCGACCAAACTGGGATATCAACAGTTCATCCACCCCGATAAGTTTAACGAAGATGGTATTCCTAAATCTGAACAAGTCGATATTATGGCTATCCGTGGGATTAAGAATCGTATGGTTGAATTTCTCATTCAATTGAACAATCATGTCCAAATTCATATTAATAACTACACCAGTGACGATGAGGTTACAATTACTAAGCGAATCAATAATATCATTCTACAGATTGAGGATGGTTTTGAGAACGTCCGGCGTCATCAGATCTCTTATGAGAGAGTTATTGCTCCTACAGCTATGCCACAGGTAAGTGTCTATACAGATCCCTCAACTATGGATGAAGAAGAAATCGAAAAATCTACACCATTTCAAAAGTGTCTCATGCTTTCCCTGAAGGAGGCGTATAGGGCTGGATATCGTCGTTACAAGGGTCAGTGTTGTGAAGAAATTAAGACAGTTGATGGTTTTCGAACTAGGGCATGGAACCCAATATTCACGATCGAAGAATTTGTCTATTCCCTACCTAAAAAAGAGAGTAACTTTATCAATTGGAAGAACTTTACGAGTAAAGGAAGCATTTTCAGGGATGTGATTGATAACATTTCCAAGTGTAGCGATGCCCAGTTCCCAGAGATTAAGAAGAGACGTAACGTGTGGTCATTCAAGAACGGTGTGTTCGTGGGGAAAGAGTGGTTCCCAGAACGAGGTGTCTATGACTGTAGGTTTTACCCTTACAAAGGTGATAAGTTTGCATGCCTTGACCAGAGCATTGTTGCGTGTAAGTATTTTGATCAGCAATTCGATGACTTTTCACATATCGAGGATTGGACGAAGATCCCTACACCCTATTTCGATTCCGTTCTCAAGTACCAGAAGTTTGAGGATGAGGTGTGTAACTGGGCCTACGTGATGGGTGGTCGCCTGTGTTTCGATGTTGGGGAGATGGATGGGTGGCAGGTGATCCCATTCTTCAAGGGTATCGCTCGCTCTGGTAAATCCACTCTAATCACAAAGGTTTTCAAGAAGTTTTATGATAATGAGGATGTTGGTACTCTCTCCAACAATATCGAGAAGAAGTTCGGTCTTTCTGCGATCAAGGATGGATTCATGTTTATCGCCCCAGAGGTCAAGGGTGACCTCGCTCTAGAACAGGCGGAGTTCCAATCGATTGTATCTGGTGAAGATGTGTCCATCGCTGTGAAGAACAAGACCGCCATGTCATTCGAATGGAAGGTACCAGGTGTTTTGGGTGGGAATGAGGTTCCAAACTGGAAGGATAACTCTGGGTCTGTACTTCGTCGTATTCTACCATGGAATTTTGGTAAGCAGGTACAGGATGCTGATCCCCAACTCGATGAGAAACTTCACCGAGAACTTCCAATTATTCTTCTAAAATGTGTGAGAGGATATCTGGACTATTCCAATAAGTATAGAAACAAAGACATTTGGAATGTTGTACCTGCGTATTTCAAGGCGATCCAGAAGCAGGTGGCCATGGTTGCGAGTAGTCTCACAAACTTTCTGGAATCCACCTACATTGTCACAGGTGAAGATATGTTTGTTCCACAGAAGGAGTTCATTGCCAAGTTCAACCAACACTGCAAGGAGAACAATCTGGGAAGTCACAAGTTTCACGCAGATTTTTACGCTGGACCCTTCAGTTCTCGTGATATCGAGGTACGCAACGATACTGTAAAATATAGGGGAAAAATTGTAAAACATCAACCTATCATTTACGGTCTAGACATAGTCAGTGAGGATCTAGCTTTCACAGACGATAACTAAAAAAAATATATACCTTTAGTAATATGAGCCAGAGGGTCAAAGAATTTGTCCGTCAATCTGGTGTAGAAGTATCAAACTCGAACTCAAACGATGATAATTTTGCGAGAGAACTCGAAGAGACCATGCTTCGAAAGGAGCGTGAGCGTGCTGCGGGATTCCGCACACCTCCTCGACAAATGCGCCCAGTTCCTCGTCAGGTACAGGTCCCTACTCGCCTTCAGAGAAACCTGATTAGTAATAGCAATTATGAACCACTTCGGGACGAATTTATGGATGTAAAACTCGGACCGAATAACGAAAAAATGATAAACAACATACTTCGCGACTTTGATGAACCCAATTTTGAGAGTAATAATGTCAGAGCTCTCTTGGCTAGCCCACTTCAAATGACTAAGCTCAACCCAGGTATGTTCAATGCTACGGTAGATTCTGGTTTTGGTCAAAAGGATGTACTGGTGAATCTCAAGACTATACTTTCAAAAATACCCATCGGTAAAACACCTATTGGTGAGGGTCTTTATGTAGATACACGAGAGATAAAAGGAATTTATGGACAATTTAAAACTGGTTTCTCTCACACTAGAGAAGCTGGACCCAAAGGTGGCCTGAATAAGAACTTCTTCAGTGCGCAATTAATGCTTACGGTATCCGATGATACAGAGAGTAAGGGTGCCACAGTTAACTTTTACCGAAATGGTAAGATTAGGTTCTCGGGTGGTTTTGTTGGTACAAACATTGCTAATCAACCTGAACTCATCCGTAAATTCATTGTTGATACATACACCGAAAAACAACCATTCTTCTATAACCCCTTCACATACAACAACCTCAGTGGTCAGTTTAGGATTAATGGAAATTTCAAGAGTTTGACTGCCATTGCTAGAAATGCGCAACGTTATGGTATGACACGTGTTTCTTATGAACCCGAACTGGCACCTTTCCTCTATGCCTACTTCGAGGAAAGTAAGTTCATTCTCTCTGGAAGTGGTAATGTGCAAATTTCAGGTGCGAAAAATCCAGGGGATATGTTGAAAGCCTATGACTTTGGGAAGAATTTTGTCCAAGATTTGAATGCTGACGACCAAATCGATGTAACTGGTGTATTCGATAAGGGGGTCAAGGCTACCACAAAAGCTAAAGCTAAACCCAAGGCCAAGGCCAAGTCTCCACCTAAAAGGAAATACAGTAAGCGTATTCTCACCACGAACCAGGCTAATGCTCTCATACTCAACTCTAAAATGTGTGTACGCATGAAGAAGTCGGAACTTATTGATCTCGCACGACGCATGGGTGTCGTAAATTTCAGAACTAAGGTAGATGATGGTTCTCGGGCTGCTTCTAAAGATGAGATTTGTACACGAATTAGGAACAAAACGGGTAAGAAGAATATTACTTTCAAGAACACAGAAAAGAATAAGAATGTAGCACTCATTGGAACTGGAAATACTTTCAAAGTTGGTCGTAAGATGTGTATGGATATGAAGAAGGATGAACTTCTCCGTATTGCCGCGTTCCTCAAAATCAAACCTGATGAGAAGGAAACCAAGGCAACATTGTGCAAGAAGATTGAGCAAGTAAGGAACAACTTGGCTAAGCCCAAACCCATGTCCCCACCCAAGCCACCTGCCCCAACAAAAAGGCAAGTACAACGCACCGAGGTAAATGTGAAACGAAATGTGAAAAAGGCTGAGGTCATGAAGAAGAGGGGCCTCAACGAGAACTCCATTCGCAAAGATATCACCAAACTTTATGGTGACTCGTGGATGAAGAGGTACAAACCTAATCTCAACCAGGATGTCCGCAACATGAAGGTGGCGCTCAACATCATCAACAAGAAGAATAAGACTGGTGTCGCCTTCAAGAAGGATATCGACGTGGTCAAGAAGAACGTCGTTAGTCGTTGGAAGATGGAGAGAAAGAGGGAACTCGAGAGAAAGTATCTCATGAACACAGTGAGTGTCAATGGTATTACGTTCAATAATAGAAACGACTACCGCCTCGCAGCTGCCAATTATATTATGAGCAAAAAGACCACCCCCTCAAACAAGAAGATGGTGGAGTACAAACAATATTGGTTAAAGT